AAAAAACTTTCTTAATGAGGCTTTTATTTATTGTGAAAAAAATCATTCTTTAGTTTGGGGAGGTTATCCTGTAGAAAATTATTATTTTATGAAAGGCACAATTGATAAAAAGAACTTATTAATTGGCACGATAATGGGAATAATAAAAAATAATTATAGATTTGAACCAGAATTTAAAGTTAAAGAAGATTTTGATTTTTGCCTACAAATGATAAAAGATGGTTATAATTGTATTAGATTTAATTTTATACATGCTCCAGCTAAGCATAAAAGCGATGGCGGTTGTAAGGAAGTTTGGGATACAGATGACGAATGCACTAAAAAAATTCTTTTTAAATATCCAAATTTAATAAAAAAAGGTTGTAAAAAAAATAGTATATTATTAAAGGTGAATAAAAATGCAAAATAAAAAAATGGAAATAAGTCAAACTTATGGCTCACCAAGATGGACTGGCGAAATAGCTGACTGCTCTTTACCAATGACGTTGGATACCTATTCCAATTGCTCGTTTGGTTGTGTTTATTGCTTTAGTCAATATCAACGAGCTATCGGCGGAGGTAAAGAAGATTATCTATCAAAAAAAGTGGAGTCAATTAATGTTGAAAAGGTTAAAAAGATATTTAGCCTTGAAGATAAGAAATCACAATTTTACGAATATGTTAAAGACAAAAGACCAATTCAATACGGCGGTTTATCAGACCAATTTGATGGCTTTGAAAGAAAATATGGTAAAACTTATGAATTGTTAAAATATCTTAAAGAAATCAATTACCCAATTTGCTTTAGTACAAAATCAGCTTGGGTGTTTAGAGATCCAAAGTATCAAGAGCTTTTTAAAGGAGCGGATAATTGGAATGTTAAATTTTCAATAATAACTTTAGACGAAAAAGACGCAGCTAAAATCGAGGTTGGTGTTGAAAGCCCACAAAAAAGATTAGAAGCTATGAAGATTTACACCTCTTTAAACAAAGGTGGAGCAACATTAAGATTGCGACCTTTTATACCAGGTGTATCTGATAAAACTTATTTGGATCTTATTCGAGCTGCCAAGGAAGCTGGAGCAACTGCGGTTACGACAGAGTTTTTTTGCTTAGAAATGCGAAGCATAAAAACTGCAAAGGAACATTATGACACAATTAGCCAATGTGCTGGTTTTGATATAGTTGATTTTTATAGAAAACACTCAACAGGAGCTGGTTATTTAAGACTTAATAGAAAAGTTAAAGAAAAATACATAAGAAACATGCAAAAATTATGCAAAGAGCTTGGCTTGAGATTTTATGTTTCAGATGCTCACTTTAAAGAATGTTCAAACAATTGCTGTTGTTGTGCTTTAAACAAAAATTGGGACTATTCAAGAGGCAATTTTGCCGCAGCTTTACAAATAGCTAAAAAGACAGGTAAAGTTCAATGGAAAGATATTGAGAAAGATATGTATTTTTTAAATTTCCCAATGATTGACGCAGAAGGCTTCAATATCAATAGCTCTGAAAACAAAGCAAAATACATGGGAATGAGCATGAAAGATTATTTACGTTATCTATGGAACAACCCAAAAATGGGACAAAGTCCATACAAAATTTTTGAAAGAGTATTAATTCCAGATGGTTACGATGAAGACCATAATATTATTTATAAATATAACAAAGACGTAACTTTTGAACCGATACAAGAGTTATCTAGAGATGAAGTATTAGAAAGTAGAGTGTAAATGAACAAACAAATAAAAGATGCTTTTATTTTATTAAAAGCATATAAGTATAGAATAACAAAACAACAATTTAAAACATTTAAAGGCCAAATTCTTGCTGGAGACATCAAAGGTTTTCGTAAAGGCTTATTTAATTTAAGTTTAAAACAATATTGTTCTCAATAAGCCTATTTTTAGGCTTATTTTGAAATAAATCAATTTTCTTGATAAAATGGTTAAAAGAAATAAAAATGTTGCTTAAATGGTTTTAAAGAGGTGTTAAACAATGTCTAAAGAGAAAAAGAAAGTTGGTAGGCCAAAATTTAAAATAGATTATGAAGCTGTCAGAAAATTAGCTGCTATTATGTGTACTCAAGAAGAAATTGCTTCTTTTCTAGGTTGTAGTGTAGATACATTGCAACGAGATGAAACATTTTGCGGTTTATATAAAGAAGGGCGAGAAACAGGCAAAATGTCTTTAAGGCGAATGCAATTTAAACACGCAGAAAAAAACCCACAAATGGCCATGTTTTTAGGTAAAGTTTATTTAAAGCAACGTGAGAATGCCCCAGAAGGCAATGAAGAAAGAATTAATGAGGTTAAAGAGTTCTTAGTAAAAGTAAAAGAGGTGGCTAATGACGGAACAAGTGGAGATAAGCAGCAAACAAGCTGAATATATAAAAAATGCTAATCATCGTTGGAATGGGAAAATAGGTGCTGTACAATGTGGGAAAACTTATATTGATACATTATATATTATTCCAGACAGATTATTAGAACGTGCTGGAAAACCAGGACTTAACTTTATTGTTGGTGTTACTAGAGAAACAATTAAAAGAAATATTATTGAACCATTACAAGAATTGTTTGGTGATTTGGTTAGTGATATTTCATCAGATAATACTTGCAAAATGTTCGGAGAAAAGGTTTATTGCTTAGGAGCGGATAATGTTGGACGTGTTTCCAAGTTCCGTGGATCCCGTATAAAATATTTATACATAGACGAAATTGTTGATATAAACAAGGAAGTATTTGAACTTTTAAAATCACGTCTTTCTTTCGAATATTCAATATGCGATTTCGCAGGTAACCCTCAACAATTGACACACTGGGCTAAAGAATTTATTGAAAGCGACATTGACATTTATTATCAACATTACACGTTATTTGATAACCCATTTTTGCCTAAAGAGTATGTAGAGCAGTTATGTAAAGAATATGCTGGTACAGTTTATTATAATCGTTACATTTTAGGACAATGGTGTAATGCCGAAGGAATTATTTTTAAGCAAATTGCTGATAATTCGGCAAGATTTATTACTGATAAAGTGCAAAATGGTTTTGTTTCTTTAGGTATCGACTGGGGCGGTAACGGATCCAAGCACAGCATAACCGCCACACGAATTAGTAGAGATTATAGCACGGTACAAGTTCTTAAAAGTGATTTGATGGAAGCTAAGGGAACTGATACAAAAAAAATATTCAAATGGATCGTTGCTTTTGTTAAAGAAATAATAACTACTTATGGCTCAATTGTTGGTATTTATTGTGATAGTGCTGAGCAAGTATTAAACAACAGCTTATCAAGTGAATTAATCGCAAATGGTTTACACATTCCTATTTTAAATAGTGTTAAGACGGAAATAACATCAAGAATAGAAATGTATAATATTTTACTTAATACGGACAGGCTGACGTTCTTAAAAGATAAAACAAAGACTATAATTGAAGCTTTACAAACAGCTTTATATGATGAAAATGCTTCTAAAGATGTTTGGCTTGACGATGGAACTTCTGACATAGATAGTTTAGACAGCTTTACATACTCATTTGAATATTGGTTTCCACAATTGTCAGTCTTTAGACATTTTAGCTAATTGATGATAAAATTAGGGCATAAATTGGAGGTAGGAAAATGGACGAGAATAGTGTAATAATTAAATGGTTAAACAAAAATGGTTATTCGCCACAAACAGATTATTATTCAAATATTGATTTATGGGAACAATGGTGGAGAAATAACGTAACAAAGTTTCACGAATATAGAGATCCAGATGGCGAAAAAAGAGAATTATTTAAACTAGGAATGGCGAAAAGAGGTTGCGAGGACTGGAGCAGTATTTTATATACTGAAAAAGATAGTTTATCTTGCGAAGATAAAAACAATCAAGAATATTTAGATAAAGTTCTTGCCGATTTAAAATTTGACGATATAATTCCAGAAAACATTGAAAATGCAATGTGGAGTGGGACAGTAGGTACTATTATTAGAATTAAAAATGCTTATATTGAAGATGGTAAATTAAAAGCTGACGAAAAAACAAGAATGAAATTTGTAAATGTAAATGCTGATAGTGTTATTCCTTTAAGAGTAGAAGCTGGAGAAATAATTGACGTGGCATTTGCTAGTACAATTCAAAAACAAGACGAAACAATTTATTATTTAGAGCTTCACGAATTAAAAGAAGAAGGCTATGTTATCAGAAATATTTACTTAAATGACAAAGGCGAAGAAGTTTCTAATGAAAACGTAATTGGAGAATATAAAACAGGATCCAAATATCCTTTATTCTCAGTATTATCACCAGGAATTACTAATAACATAAAAAATAATAATGGCTTAGGAATTAGTATTTATGCTAATGCAATTGATGAATTAAAAGGCTGCGACTTAACTTATAACAATTATTTAATGGACACTTATTTAGGTGGTAAGAAAGTATTTTATAATAAGTCTTTAGTAAAATATGTTATCAAGACAATTACTGATAAAGAAGGGAATGTAAAAACAGAAGAAATACCTATTTATCCAGATGATTTAGCTAGACAGCAATTTAGAATATTAGAAGATGATGTTAACAATGCAAATAGTGATGCTTTAATTCACGAATACAACCCAAGTTTAAGAACTGATGAAAATGAAAGAAATATTAACCTTTCTTTAAGTCTATATTCTTTCAAAATAGGGTTAGGAAAAGCTAGATATAAATTTGAGAATGGTAATATTGTTACAGCTACTCAATATGTCGGAGACAATCAAGACTTAGTTTCAAATGCTAAAAAGCACAGAAAAGCATTGAATAAATATACTGTTGGAATTGCCAGAGCTATTTTATTACTTGGTAGAATATTATTTAATGAGAATGTTAACGAAGATGATAACATTGAACTTACTAATAAAGATGGTTTCTTAGTTGATGATGAAACTTTACAAGAACAATATCGCCAAGACTTCAAAGATGGCTTGATGAGTAAAAAAACATATCTTATGAAAGCTAGAGGAATGAGCGAGGCAGACGCAGAAGCTGAACTTGCTTTAGTTAAAGAACAAAACCCAAGTATTAATGATATTTTAGGAGAATAGTAAATGCCTGACGATAAAAAGTTAGATAAAATATTAGAAAAGTTCTTTATTAGATTTAATAAATATAACACTAAAGTTCTCGTTAAATTAGGTGAAACAATTGGACAATTTAATGATTTGACACCTAGTGAAGCTCAAATGTTGGCTCAAAAGTTGAAATATGGCAATGATATTGACGAACTTGTTACGGAACTTGCTTTAATTACTAACCAATCAATTGATGACGTTTACACAGTATTAGATAAAGTGGCAGAAGAAAATGTTGCTTTTAGTGAAATATATTACAAGGCAAAGAATAAGGAATTTATTAATTATAAGGACAATGAGAGCTTAAAAAGGCTTGTAAATGCAATTTCTAATGAAACTGCCGAAAGTCTTTATAATCTTTCTAGAACTAATGCAGTCGGCTTTACATTAAAAGATGAATTGACAGGGTTAACTCAATTTAAACCTTTAAAGCAATTGTATGATGATGTTATTGATGAGGCGGTATATAATGTATCGCAAGGTGTTACTGATTATGGATCGTCTATGAGAAATGTTATAAGACAGCTTGCCGATAGTGGTGTTAAAACTCATGAAGAAAAAGTCGGCTTTATTTCTGGCTATAATAGGAGAATAGATAGCCAAGTTAGACAAAATGTTTTAACGGCTATAAGGCAAGTTAATATGGATATTCAAGAACAAGTTGGGGAGCAATTTGGAGCTGACGGGGTAGAAATATCCGCTCATAGTCCTTGTGCTGAAGACCATTTGCCAATTCAAGGTAAACAATTCTCAAATGCAACTTTTGAAAGGTTAAATGGCAATTTGGAACGTCCTATTGGAGAATATAATTGTAGACATTTTATCTTTTCAATTGTTTTAGGAGTAAGCCGTCCTTCTTATTCTAATAAATTGCTTAATTCTTATGAGAAAGAAAGTAATAGTAAAGTTGAATATGAAGGCAAAGAATATACTAAGTACGAGGCAACGCAAGTACAAAGACAATTAGAAACTAAAATTAGACAATATAAAGACAGGCAAATAATTGCAAGAGCTAGTGGTGATAAAGAAGAAATCGCTGAAGCACAAGACAAGATCCAAAAGATAACTAATAAATACGTTGATTTTAGTAACAAAGCTAAGCTGCCAGTGTATAAAGACAGGTTAACAGTTAGTGGATATAGAAAAGTGAGCACTAAATAAAAGTGCTTTTTTCATTTATATTTTTTTATGTTATAATCATAACGGGAAAAGAGGACTTAATATGGAAGGTAAAATAATAATTGAAAAGGTGATTATGACTATTATCACCGTTTTAACAAGTGGAGCGTTAGGCTTTTGCCTTAGTAAATTAAAAGATTACACCGACAAAAAAAAGAATGATAAAAACAACGAAAAAGCACAAAATGAAGCTTTAAAAATGTTGCTTCAAAATTCTTTGACACATACTTATTTTGTTTATCAAAAAATAGGTGTAATTCCTGATTACGTTTATAAGAATTGGCTTAATTCTTTAAAATCATATGAAGATTTAAAAGGCGATGATTATATTCATAATTTAGCTGAAAAAATGAAAAAATGGGAAATCGAAAAGACTGACATTATCGAATAATATTGTAGCAATATTTAAAAAATAGTATAATATCTTTAGGAGGCGTGAATATGGAAGAAAAAGTTGTTAGTATTCCTTTTGTTGCTCATGAAGCTTCTATGAATAGAATGGAACGCACGAATAATAGACTATTTAAAATAGCATTATGCGAATTATTAGTTATTATTTTGATGTTTTCTGGTATAATGTTTTATTTCTATATGCCAAATGAAATAGAAGAAACAGCCGAGCAAAATGTTACTGATATTAATGATAGCGAAGTAAATCAAAATATGGGAGATTAGTTAAATGGCTAAGGCTACACAAAGAAAAACAAGAGTTATAAGAAGAAACCATAGAAGAACAAAGATAGTTAAGACAAAGACTGTTAAAAGAAAAAAGAAATAATGGCAAAAGCTAGACCGAAAATAAGTGATGATTTATTCGAACTATCAAACACCCAATGGAAAGATATTATAAATGAACGTATTAAAAATGAAATTGATAGAACTATTGCAATAAGATATTATTTGGACGGCGTACCGCAAGAAGATATAGGAGCGGAAGTTGGTTACTCTAGAAGCACAGTCAGAGACCATTTATTTAAGATTATCAAGATAATTGAAAAATACGCCAAAAAGTAAACGTAGACTACCCACAGTGGTAGTTTTTTTGTGAAATAATTTAAC